AGGAGCTGATACGACATGTGCGCGCCGACCCGATCAGCACGGGCGACCTTCTCCGGCGTCGGGCGGCCCTTCACGGCGCCCTTGACGATCTCGGGCCCGTCGATGATCGCAGGATAGGCCCTGGCGTTGAACTGGATCGCAGCCGTGGAGATCAGCGGGTACTTGACGTTCGACGCGTTCGGCCACGGATAGTTCTTGGCCTCCTTCGTCTGGAGCGCCAGCTTCATGGCGTCCTTGTAGCGTTCTTCCCAGCCGCTCTCCTTGCGACTTTGCTCATCGATCTTGAACTCTTCGATGACCTTCGCGCCGATCTGGGCGAGGATGCTATCATCGAGGTCTTCGGCGATGTTCGGAGACTGGATAGCCGCCATCAGGTCGAAGGCGGGGGCTTGCTCAGCCTCTTCGGTTTCGAACTCAGCTTCGTAGGCTTCGCTCATGCGAAGGCCCGTTCGTATTTCCAGCCCTCATGGCCCAGCGGAAAACATGCCTCCGCGATGGCCCTCCACTGCCAGGTCTGCGGCGCCGTGGCGCTGCCGTCGTTCGCGTGCATGGCAACGCGCGTCACCAGCAGGCGCGAGCCAACACGGACGCGGATCTCAGCTTGGTTGCTGCCTTCCTCGATCTCGATGTTGATCGCCCCTCGCTTGTTGACGAACCAGTGGCGAGCAAGCTTGCAGGGAGGGAGCGGCTTCTGGGTCATCTAGTACCCAGTGGCGGCGTTGCGTCCGGCTTCATCGCGCCACTCCTCTTCGTCGGGTCGGTCATCGACTTCGCGGGGCTTGCCCACTGCGAAGGTGCGGAAGGCGTCCGCCGGGTCGCTCGCCCAGTCGTGCAGCGGCTTGTCTCGATAGGCCTTCAGCTTCTCGTCCCACTCGCGGCGGTAGGACCGCAGGGCGTCGATGCCGTGGGCGCACTTCTCTTTGTCAAAAACGCAGAGCGGAATGATCTTCCGCACCTCGTTGATATCGTTCGCCACGCTCTTGGTGCGGGGAATTACGCGGACGTTCTTCAGCCCGAGCTTGACGACCGTATCCTTGATCGACGACGCCTCGGGCAGCGCCAGCCGCTGGTCATCGCCGTCATGAGGCAAGAGGTGTTCGCCGTAGCTGTACGGCTTGGCCTTCACCTCGCGGACATACCAATCAATCCCGACCGAGGTGTTCGCCAGGTAGTCGATCACCGCCCAGCCGGTGGGCGTCTTCTGGAAGAACCAGACGACCGTCTGGTCATTGGCTCCGAGATCCCAGGCCGTGTGAACCTGCCGCCCCGGATTGTGCGGCACGCGGCAAACCCCGCCGTCGCGCTCCAGCCTGTCAATCGTCCGGCCGTAGTAGGCGCCCGGAAGGGCTGCCGACCACGACGTCATGTACTCCTGCTCGAAGATGGCATCGCCATCCTCTTCGCCACGCTCGCTGATCAGCTCGGCCCGCTCCGTCGCCAGAGACTCGGGCGAAAACACCCCCGTCGTCTGCGACGTCAGCTTCTCGGCGAACCAGTCCTCAGACGTCTCCGCCATCTGGAACATGCGGTAGGCGTGGTTTCGTCCTCGAGGCGTGGTGATGAAGATCGACCAGCCGCCGTTTTCCAACAGGATCGGGCGAATCAGCGACCAAGCCTGCGGATTGCTCAACGCCCATTCGGAGAACACCACCCCGATAGGCGGCGTGCCCACCAGGGCGTCGTAGTTGTCGGACCCGATCACCTGCCACGTGGATCCGGTCTTGAACCGGATCAACATGTCCTGTTCGCGCGTCGTCTCCCTCAGTTCGTGAGGAAACGCGTCATCGATCCTTCGCCGGCCAGTGTGCGGGTTAACCGCATCCCAGATCGCTTTGCGGGCCTGGTTCTGCTGGGGCAGCAGATGCCAGTAGACCCCGACCCGCTCATGAGCCGCGCAGGCCGTGTAGTGAAGCGCCAGGTCGTCCTTGCCATGACGGCGAGGCCAGATGGCGATGGCCCGCTTGCCACCACCATGCATGTAGCGCCAGAGGTTGCGCTGATAGTCCCGCGGTTGCCACTGGTGCGGCAGTTCGATGCTACGCGTCACGCGGGCTTGTTGATGACGACGGTCAACGGCGCGAGGTCGTCGGCCTGACCCAGCGCCAGCTTGTCGCCGTAGCGCTTCGGGTCCCACTTCGCGAGCAGCTTCAGGCGGGTCTCAACGCGCAGTCGTGAGCGCGAAATCCACTCACTGTTGCACAGGTCGGTATCGTTCGGCCCCTTCTTCGTGTCGAGCGCCGCATCATCCGCGATAGCCAGCGCATCCAGCGCGATCTGATCGAAGCCGGTCTCGCGTGCGCGCGCGATGTCCCGAGCAATGGCCTCGTTCCCGTTCGCCCAATTCCGAACAGTGTCGTCGCAAGGCATGTGATCATCACGACAGATGACCGTGAGCGGCTCACCCTTCGAGAGGCGGGCGCAGATCTCGTCGAGAAGCTCCGGCTTGAACTTGGTTGGGCGGCCTCCCGCCATAGTCCCCTCCTCCGCATTCTTGGCGGGTTCGGTTTCAGTTGATCTCTCTGGACGCGGGCTCGAGGTCTTCGATGTCCGGATCGAGCGCGTAGCCCTTGCGGCTGGCGTACTCGGCAGACAGTTCCTGAATCGCTGCGTCGTTGCGCTCGAAAACCTGGGCGGCCCAATGCTTCATGCGATGGCAGTAGACGGCGGCGGCTTCCAACTCCTCGTTGGATAGCTCTTGAGGTCTCTTGCCGTCGTAGAGCATGGCGACCTCCGCCGCGGTTGAGGCGGGTTCGGTTTGTGGTGATATCAGTCTAGCGCTCCAGCCGGCTCGGTGATATCACCAGGCATGGTCACGAAGCTGAAGCGGTTCCTTGTCACGCTGTTCCCCGAAGACCGGAGCCGCCTCGAGGCGCTCGCGAAGATCTTTGGGTTGGATAAGTCTGCCACGATCAGGAAGCTGATCAGCGACGCGGCCAAGATGCGGGGCCTCAAGTGACCCGCTCCGAACTCCACCTCGCGCTCCTGGCGCTGGCCTCCGCCTTCGTGGCCGGGCTTTCCGTAGGAGCGTTGGGCCTAACGATCCTCTTGGGTGAGCTTCCCAACAAGGAAGTCTTCAGCATCCTCTATGGACAGGAGGTGACCGATCACCACCCATCCGACAGGGTGTAGCTTCCAGACTTTGATCTTATCGCCTTCGTTCTTGTAGCGGTAGGGTAGCGCTTCGGCGTCGTGCCTGGCCTTCTGGAGGAGGCCGTGGACTATGCTGGCCATCAGGTCACGTACGGCTTCAGAAGCTTACGAAGCTCTGCGTTCTCTTTGTTGAGCTGATCGCATCGATGAGCGAACAGCCAAGCTGCAAGGCCCAGCTTAGCCCCAAGAACGCTCACCACGATAAGGGCTAGAGCTTCTTGGGACATGGGGACCTCGGACTGAGGTGGAAGCCAGCTCGCAGACCTCTTGCGTAAGTGGCCGTACGGCTAAGGTGCGTGTGTCTGGGCTGGCTGTAGGGCGGCGGGGGAGCGCTTCGTGCGCAACATCCCCGCCTAGTAAATCCCTACTAGGTTCGGCGATTTGGTGCAACAGCTAAGTTTGGACCACTACATGTGGTGGTTTGTCGCAGCGTACACGAGCGATATGAGCGCCCAGCGATAAGCGCCTTCCGGAAATGATTTGCTGCCAATTCCAACGGCCGCGCACCCCAGGATATAGACGACCAAATACGCCCACGCGTTGATCACGCCGCCACCCTCCCCGGTTCCTGATACTGCCTGCGCAGAGCTTCCACGGACGCCACCACGAGCGCTGTCTGCCGATCCCTCACATGGATGCCCAGCCGCTCCATGACGCCCCTCCAGGCCATGGGCCGGTCTTCCTCGACCGTCGCCACCATGAAGGTCTCAAGGATCACACGGGAGAGCGGGTCAACCTCGCCAAGCGCTCGGGATACCGCCCGGCCGGCGCGGATCATTCTGTCCGTCACCAGCTCAGCGCAACCGGACCCGCCGTCCACCGCTTCCCCGAAGCTGTCGCCCTTGCCGTCCAGGCCCTTCCAGGCCGCCCAGTCGTTGGCCAGCGTATAGGCTGCATCGTAGTGGTCGGCGCTGATCGTGCCGCGCTGAAGCAGGAGGTTGAAGACGTTGGTGAGTCTGGCGCTCACCACCTTGCCGCCTCGGTCCAAGGTCAGCTTGGCGCCCAAGGCGATGAGGCGGGCCTTCTCGGCTTCACGCTCTCGCTTTTCAAGGGCGGCTTCCGTGGCCTTGGCCGGGTCGAAAGGCTTGTTACGTCGTGCCATCAGCTCGCCCTTTCCGTTTCGACATAGCGGCGCTCGTCCTTGGAGAAGTGCATGCGCACCTCGCCCGGCTTGCCGATCACCTCGTGGTAGCGGGACTTCTGGACCTTGATCAGCGTGTCATCCTCGTTCTCGCGGTGAACGATCACGCCCAGGTCGGCCTTATTGTACCAATTCGCACTGCCCGAGATGTCGTACAGCGTCGGCATCTTGTAGTTCCCGTCCCCGTCCTTCACGCTCTTGGTCGGGTGGGCGATGACGCAGATGTGGACCTTGAAGGCCTTGGCGAAACGCTTGAGCGTGCGGATCGCACGGCCGATGTACTCGGTCTCGCTCTCCCCCTGTCTGCGGTCGTGTTCGAGTTCGTTCCAGGGGTCGATGACGATGATGCGCGCGGCATACCGGGCCACAGCGAGTTCCATCTTCTCCAACAGCCAGTCGAGGGTCGCGTCCTCATCCTCGCGGGGGATCAGGAACAGGTGCATGGCGTCGATCCACCTGTCCGCGGCATCCCGCTCCGGTGGCGTCAGGTCGATCTCGCGGCGGCCGGTGAACCAGCTACGCAGGTTGCGCCTATGGTCCCGTTGGGGCTCCTGCTCGAAGCTCGCCCAGGCAATCGCCAGATTGTGGTCGTAGGCGATGCCGCAGAACAGGTCATTGGCAAAGCTGGTCTTGCCGAAGCCGGGGGTTCCGGTGATCACCGAGAAGTCGCCCAAGCGGCACTTGAAGTTCTCGCGGAACAGCTCGTGGCGGGGCTCGTAGATCACCGAGGCCGGCAGGGGTGGAAGCTCCCCCATCCGGTACACGCCATCCACCCGCAGCCATTGCGCCCGGTGGATCGTCTCGACCAGGCCCTTGGACCCGTAGAACTGGAGAACCTCGTTCAGATCCTTGCAGCGCTCGCGGCCCAGGTTGGCGCGCGCCGGAGCCTTGGGGTAGGTCAGGAACTTGCAGCGGTAGCGGCCGAAGAGAACCGAGAGGTCTTGCATCAGGGCCGCGCCGTTATCGTCGGCGTCCGTCGCTAGGATGATCTCGGGAACCCGGTCCTTGGACAGCAGGGCGCGGATGTCCTTCAGCCACTCATACTTCGATCCCCCTTCGAGCTCATCCTTGGAGCGGTCCCCAGGGGGCGGGGCGCCATCGGGAACGCTGATCGTGCGGGGGAACCCGGCTTGGATCGCCGCCACGGCATCAAGCTCGCCCTCGGTGACGATCAGGGGGAGCTCCAGCAGGCTGTCGTCGCGAAGGCAGTCCTCGTTGTAGGCGATCCGCTGACCGCCCTTGTCCTGCTGCCACTTGGCCCCACCTTCGGTCACATCGAAGCGCCGGTACTTGCGCCTGACAACCTGGCCCTCGCGGACAAACGGGATGACGAGCGCGTCACCATCCCCGCGCCGCATGCTGGCGAGGCCGAGCTTGTCTGCCAGCTCCACGTCGATCCCACGGGCGGCCAGCTTGTCCATGTGTTCGGTGCTCAACGTCATCGGACAGGGCTCCCTTGAAATCGTGGCAGTGGTGGCAGCAGTACCGGATGGTCTCGCCATCGACGGTCACGTGCAGGCAGGGGTCGCGCTTCTTGCGGCGCTGGGGTGAGCATGCCGGGCACGGCGTGCGGTAGTCGGCGCGGCCCGCGATGAGCGGGATGCCGAGCTCCTGCGCCTTGGCTTCCTTGGTCGCCATCAGACGAAGCTCACGCGCTTTGCGGGACCAGCCTGGCGCTTCCGATTGCGGGCCTGCGCGGCGCGGGTGAGGAAGGCTTGCGGGTCCTTCGTGCCGAGGTGCTCCGCCTCGCCAATGGCGCCCAGGAGTTCGCTCGCCTCCAGACCGTTGACCGACAGGAGCTTGCCGAAGAACGCCCCGGCGCTTTCTGGGGACATCTTGCCTTGGGCGATGAGCACGGTCTTCGCCGCTGCCCAGGCTTTCGAATTTGCTGTGGGCGGTTCGCCGCCAGAAGCGTTAGCTTCTGTACTTATATGGTTCTGGTTCTGGTTATGTAGGCAATTGCTTTCCGTTTGCTTAGCAATTGCTTCGGTCGGGCCGTTGTTATCATTAGCCTTTTGGCGACCACCCCGTTTTCCGGCCTCTGAGCGCTTACCGGAGGTGTTTTCGTACTTGGCCATTTCGAGCGCGACGCGCTTGTGCGTCAGGCGACCCCGAGAGCGTCGGAAAAACGGCAGGATGACATCGCGGATCTCGGCCCACTGGTCGGCCGAACACTTCGCCAGCTTCGCCAGGTTGACGTCCGCAGCCGGCAGTACGCCGCCCGCGCGCCACATGGCCATCAGCAGGAGCATGTAGGCCCCATGCTCAGCGGTGCTTAGGTGGTGCGTGTCGCCCAGGTAATCGGCGACGTACAACTTCATGTAGGGTGGCGCGCTCACAGCCGGGCTCCGGACGCAAGCGCGTCAGCAAGCTCAGCTAGGCGCCGTGAGTAGCGGTTGGCGGCATTGGCCAGGGCGTCGCTTTCGCAGGGGTCTCGCGACTCCGCTGCGGCCTGTCGGCATCGAGTCGCACAAATGGCGGCCTGCAGCATCTGCTCCACAACGCTGTATGTCCGGGTCTTCATGCCGCCTCCCGCTCTTGCTCGAGGCGGGCGGAATGGGCGTTGGCCCCCGCCAGGATCGAGGTGTGGTGGCGGTTGAACCAGTGCGCGATCTGCGGAAGCGAGAAGCCCGAGGTCCAGAGCCTCCACCAGACTTGTTGGCGTGGCTTCGTGTAGAGCTTGTGGCGGCGCTCTCCGACCATCTCAGACCAGGTGATCGCGTAGAGGTCGCAGACTTCTCGGATGATCTTGTAGGCCCGCGCAGGCATGGCCTTGTCACCCCGCTTGGGGGGCGGCGGTCGGCGGATCACTGGCGCACGCTCAGGCGCCTTGGGTTGACCGTAGGTTCTGCGCGGCGCGCGCTCGAGGCTGAGAGCTTCACGGGCCGCCGTCACCTCCTGAACGCCACGCATGAGCATCTTGGCGACGGCGGAGTCAGGAACGCCCTTCCGCGCCATACCGGCGATGAACTCCATGTCGTGGCTGTCCAGGCCGCCCCGGCGGGCGGTCGCGAACTCGCCCCCGCGGGCGGATGAAATTGGGCCGCTCATGACATCCCCCGAAGCGTGATGGAGACGCCGCCGGGCTTGCTGGGGGCGTGATCGCTCCAGGCCAGGATGATGCGGCGGGCAAGGCTGTCGTCCTCGATCACGCCGCAGGACACGAGAAGGTCCAGCGGGGCTTTGGCTAGTCCGTCAAGGTCGCGCTTGCGTCGGTCGGGCGGGCTGCACTCGATGGAGATGCAGAAGTGACCCTTGAGGCCCGGGCAACCCTGCGCCAGGAGATGGAGCGCCGCGGCGCGGGTCCAGGCGGTATAGCGCTCAGTCTTGATCCGGCGCTTGCCGGCGTTGCGATAGAGGTTGTTGACGGCCGGGGGCCAGGGGAGCTCGAGTGCGATCACCGCCCCTCCTCCGTCGCATTGCGAAGGGCCTTGGCGGGATAGCTGATGGCCTCGACGTAGCGTTCGCAGTCGTCGCGCAGGAGGCGGTCGTTGGGCTTCAA